GATCATGCCATCAGGTAAATCCTGTTGGCCCGAATATTGGTCTTTAGATGAATTAAACTCTGTGAAATATTCTGTCCCCGCTTACAAATGGAACGCGCAATATCAACAGAATCCAACTTCGGAAGAGTTGTCGATATTGAAACGGGAGTGGTGGCAGAAGTGGACTTCGCCGGAGATGCCTGATTTGCAGTATGTGATACAGAGTTATGACACGGCGTTTTCTAAGAAAGAGACGGCGGATTATAGTGCAATCACGACGTGGGGTGTATTTTCTCCCAAGGCTTACGGGCCAACGGCCTTGATACTTTTGGACAGCAAGAAAGGGAGGTGGGACTTCCCTGATTTGAAGGAGGTTGCTTTAGAGCAGTACAAGTATTGGGAGCCGGAGACGGTAATCGTGGAGGCGAAAGCGAGTGGGACCCCCTTGACCCACGAACTACGGAACATGGGTATTCCTGTTGTAAATTTCACACCGAGCCGTGGAAATGACAAATTAAGTCGTGTTCATAGTATTTCTCCTTTGTTTGAAGCAGGTATGATATGGTATCCTGATGAGAAATGGGCAGAAGAGGTGATTGAGGAGTGTGCGGCGTTTCCTAACGGTCAACATGATGACTTGGTGGATTCGACAACACAGGCGTTGATGCGGTATCGTCAGGGGAACTTTGTGCAGATACCGACGGACGATTGGGAAGAAGACACGGGAGATTTGAAGGTGATTTCATATTATGGATAGAGGTCTTGTTATAAAACCCCTCCCTACGGGAGAAAAAACTCGTGTAGGTCGTGCAATCTTTGTTGACCCTCGGAGCAAGGAACGCTATTCGGAAAGATCCGTAACTTTTGAAACACAGGACGGGAAATGGGTAACAATGCCCACGGTTCTGGCTGATGGAAGACAGATACCTCAAAATATTGTTGAACGATATGTAGCTGAGAATGGTCCTATTGATTTCCTAACGGGGGAAAAGTTACCTGTTTTTGAGGGAGTTAGAGAAGCCGAGGAGTATGCACGAAGTAGAAGCGATACTTTGGTGGAAAAGAAACAAAACGGTGGCTCTGTGTACAATCAAGGAATTGGTCGTGTTGTTTACAAACTTCAAAACGGAGGGTCCCCTCCTGAAGATCCTAATAAGAGAAGGAACCTTCCAACTGTTCAAGACAGAAAAAGACTTCAAAGACCAAAAATAGATTTTGGTTCTATTTTAAAAACAGGTGGTCGTGTATTAACACGCCTTAATCCTTTGTTTGATCTTCTTCAATCTAAAGAATTAGCAGATGCGACATTGCCTCAAAAAGAAATAGTACCTAAAGCGGAACTACCTGCGTTTTTTAGAGCGTACCACGGCTCCCCATATGATTTTGACAAGTTTGACATAAGTAAAGAAGGCACAGGAACAGGTATTCAAGCGTATGGTCGTGGGTTATATCTTGCTGAACAAGAGCCTACGGCTCAATATTACCGTGGAGTCACAACAGAACGTAACCCTGACTTTGAAGAGTATCTCCTTAAAGAGTTTAATAAAGCAGAACAAACAGGCGATTATGGTCGTATGGAAATGCTTGAGAGTGCTATGTTGCATGACACTCCAACGGATTTTAGAAATAAATCTGTTGATACGGACTATGATGAAGACTACAGAAAAATGGCTTCTGACTTTGCTGAAGAGATTGAATCCTTTAGAGATTTACGTGGTAAAAAAGTAAATTTTGGTAAGATGTACGAAGTGGATGTACAGACCCCTGCGGATACTATTTTAGATTATGGCAAGCGTTTAAGTGAGCAAAGAGATTTTGTTAAGAAAGCGATAGGGGGCAATCCTTTAAAAGATAGATACGAAGTAAAAGAGTACAGACCTTTAATCCAAGGATTTGAAGAGACTCCTAAAGAATACGTTAAATTTGGATTTGCCGACAAAGAAACAGGTGATATAGATGAAGATTCGTATAAACCGTTTTTTGATACAAGAAAAGAAGCCGAAGAGTATTTAAACGACCCGACAGGGGACCTTATTTATGAAGAGATAGCAGGTGATATTAGGTATCCCTCTTATGTAGAGGGGGACAAGAGTATTAAGAATTTTTTGGAAAAAGGCATTAAAGGAATTAAATTTGAACGTGGTGACCCACGAACAGGAAAACAAACACCAAACTTCGTTATATTTGATGACGCATTACTAGACATAAAACGTAAATACAAACAAGGAGGCTCTGTCTACAAACAAGGCATTGGAACCTTGGCTCGTAAATTACAAAAAGGGGGCGAAGCAAAGCCTGTTTATGAATATGGGTACACGCCTACCGAATTAAAAAGTAGGGGAATAGGTTCAGCACTTGTGGAACCTTTTATACCTTTTCGCAGAGAAAGACTTGAAGAGGAAAATGTTTCGGAAATTAAGGATCTAACGAGAACAGACAATCCTTCTATTTTTATAGACCCACAAGGAGAACAGGTTATTTCTCCCGTGGGCTATAACCCTGAAACGGGAGAAGGGGCTGAGTTTATATCAAATATTAACAATCCGAATCAAGGGACGCTTCGTTTAATAAAACCCCCCGTTTATGGTAAAGCGGAAGCAGGGGCGGAGTACATGCCTCTTGTCCAAGGTTTTAAAAAGGCAAGGCGATATATTCAAGATATAATTAAGCCTGAAACACGAACCGAGGCTCTCAAAAAAGGAGCCTCTACGGTTGGGGCTGTTGGAAAAGCTCTTGCAGAAATACCGCGAGGACAAATAATAGCGGCGGGGACTGTAGGAACAGACTACGATAAAATTATGGACCCTAAAGGGGAAACACAGGAAATAGATCCTTTCTTGGTTCCTGCGTTAGCTTTTGGGGCTGGAACCGCTTTGAAAGTGGCTGGCAAGGCGATTACAGATGGGGATCCAAACTCTGTAATTCTGGGAAGCTTTGTCGGAAGGCAGGCCTCTAATTTAACGGATGAACAGCGACAAGCCTTTCAGGATTATGAAAAGCGTGAACGTGAAATAAACCGTAAAATGAAAGCCGAGGGAAAGACACAGGCATACATTGAAAGAGAGCGTTTAAAAATTGATGAACAATTACGTCAAGAGACAGGTGTTTTCAGAGGCGTGGACGGTCAGCTTCGTTTTGAGATAAGCGACAAAGCAGCAAAAAGTCGTAGTTTTGATGAATTACCAGAAGGAGTTGAATTAAAGCAGTTTCCTTTGAAGAATATTCCTGATGCTAAAAAAGCAATTGAGTACCTTAAAGACAAAAGTAATTTTATAGACAATCCGTATCAAAGAGAGAACATGTTCGCACAACTTGCTTCAAGTTTAAAAACTGATTGGTCTAAGTTTAATACTTCGCCTATGAAATCTTCTTCTATTTATGACCAGACAAAAGACAACAAAGATTTAATGTCGAAAGATATAGACGTGCTAGGGGTTAAGTTTCGACTTGATGAAATAGAGAGCTTTTCCAATAGCTCCACTGGAATGACCTATCAGTTATACACACACAAAGACCCTAATAAAAGATTTACATCTATTCGAAAAGACGAAGTTTCTCCTGAAGATATGCTTTTAGTTTATGAATCAAAAGCACGGGGTTTAAAATTCTTAGAAACAGATTTTTTTGACGCTTTAAACCCTCAAACTCGACAATACGAAATAGGCGGTAAAAAAATGTCTACTCCCGAATTTGCTAAAAATACTTATGACCCTGAATATGGAGATAAATTTCCAAGAGGGTTTGGTTTGAAAGCGTTTGTGTTTCCTACTTTAGATGAAACAGGAAAGTTGGATAATTTAATTGAAGGATTAGATCAAAAAACTTTGGAGAGAAACCAAGCTTCTCTAACGCCATATGTATCACTTAACAAAGAGGGAAGGGACACTTTAAATCTTTTGGTAGATACCGACGAAGCGACACTTTTAGACACTAAAACAATAGCAAAAGAAATGTATAAAAAAGGGGTTAATATAGACCAATTTTTAACACATGATGAATTATTTAAAATTTACCCTTCTCTTAAAAAAACAAAATTGGTGCTTGATGAACGAGAAGGTTCCGCTCTTGCTTCTTTTAATGCCCCTACGAATACAGTAAAAATACACAACTTAAAAGAGTTTGAAAAAGGGATGCAAGGAAAAGGGTATATTCTTCACGAACTGATGCACAACATACAGGCGTTAGAAAAGTTTGGAAGAGGGGGAAATCAACAAACTGTTCAAGGTAACTTAAGAGAGACATTACTTTCTAAAATAGACGCTATAAACAAAGAGTTAAAACAAGGTTATGAGAAAACACCTGCTCTTCAAGGGTCTGGCAAGACTCTTTCCATTGATAGAGTTACAATACGTCAATTTGATGACGCAGATAAATCCGATATTCGTTTGCAAACATTACGAAACGAAGAACAATCTCGCAAATGGCGTGAGTTGTCTAATCGAGAAAACATTACTCCAAGAAGAGTAACATCACAACAGGAATGGTACAGGCTTGGTGACGTTGTGCGTTCTGAAATAGGACCTATGCCTAAAAGGTCGGGTAGAGAACAAAAAGATTGGTTGAGAAAATCCTCATCTATTATGGAAAGGTTACAAAAAGATAATTCTAATGTTTATTCAGACCGTAAAGACCTTTTCCGTAACCTTGATCGTTTAGATGGAAAAGAAAAGGGAACAGTTTCCTATACACAAGGGCGGTCAGCCGATTATCGCAATAAAGTAGACGGTTTAGTAAAAGATGTTCGTGACGAAGCCGAGGGAATGACAGACAAAGAATTAGCTAAAGCTGTTCGTGAGGCAAGTAAAAAGTTTAGTGAAACAAGAGTTCTTGACCTTGACCGAGACAGGTTGATAAACAGTATTAATAACATGAAATACGAGGACCCTTTTCAAACTTATAAAAGACTTGCAGGTGAAGTAGAAGCTCGATTAGTTCAGCTAAGAATGAATTTTTCTCCAGAAGACCTCAAATATTACACCCCCTCAAGTCATGGATCTATCACAAGATTTAGTGATATAGACCCAGAATCTTTTAAATCAAGAAAATATGATCGGGGTTATTTTGGTATGGACGTTCCAAGAAAAAAACAATTTGTCACAAAACGTAATATGGGTGGGGTTGTTTCACGGGAAACACCACCTTCGGTTTTTTCTACAGGAATACCAACAGCACTAAGGCGTGGAAACTAATGCAAAATTTTAATGAGAAGTTACAAGAAAACTTTCCAGAAGTCTGGGAAGAAGGGCTTTTAACAGCCGATGGTTTTGAAGATGCTTTCGTAGGTGTGGGAAGGCAATTTACTAAACCTGTAGCGGTTTATGATAGAGAGAAGTGTATTGAAGTGCTTGTAGCAAGAGACGGTATGAGTATGGAGGAAGCCGAGGAATATTTTGAATATAACGTCCAAGGAGCGTATGTCGGGGAGGACACACCTATTTTTATGGAAAAGTTCCCTAATTGATGTATAGTAGTTTTTTATTGGAGGTGGTATGGCTGAAGAACCAGAAGAACCAGAAGAAATAGAAGAAATCATAGAGAGTGCAGCATCGCTCATGGACCGTGTTCCAGAGGGTGCGGGTCTTGAAGAAATGGTATCTATCGAGCTACCGGAAGAAACGGATATGATTTCTTCGGACATATTTGAAATTATTCCAGAGGACGATGGTGCGGTTGTTGTTAATTTTGATCCGACAGCCGAATTTGGACCTCCTGAAGATTTTTACACTAACCTTTCGGAAAACATAGATGATAGTGGTCTTGGTTCTATTTCAAGTCAGTTGATGGAAGAGTATGAAAGTAATAAGGCTTCTAGGGGAGATTGGGAGGAAGCTTATTCTAAAGGACTAGAGCTTTTAGGGTTTAACTATGAAGAACGCACAGAACCATTTGCAGGAGCAACAGGCGTAACGCACCCCCTCCTAGCCGAAGCTGCCACCCAGTTTCAGGCTCAAGCGTTTAACGAATTGCTTCCTGCAAGTGGCCCCGTCCGTACAGATGTGATGGGGTCTGTTACTAAAGAGAAGGAGGATCAAGCACAACGTGTACGTCAGTTTATGAATTATTACATAACCAGCGTAATGGAAGAGTACACACCAGAACTTGATCAAATGCTGTTTTACCTTCCACTGGCGGGTTCTACTTTTAAGAAAGTATACTACGATTCAGGTTTGAGCCGTGCCGTTAGTAAGTTTGTACCTGCGGAGAACCTTGTTGTGCCTTATGAGGCTAATGATTTAGAAACGTGTCCAAACATTACGCATGTTGTGCGTATGTCTATGAATGATTTGAGAAAAAAACAGATTGCAGGGTTCTACAGAGATATAGATGTTTTACCGAGTCAGTCCCAATCGAACAGCGTTATAGAAGAAATAGACAAGATAGACGGTGTTTCTGCTTCAAATGTGGACTATGACTGTACCTTGTTAGAGTGTCATGTTGATTTAGACCTTGTCGGGTATGAGGACAAGGATGCGGATGGCGAAGAAACAGGAATTAGGCTTCCTTATATTGTGAC